GTGTTTACTACTACTGCCATTTTATTTTTCCTTCCTTATCCTATGGATAAACTTTAATGGTTAATGGGAATTTTACGAGCAAGCCGTCCTTCAATGCACCTGTTTCGTAAGTCTTGAGAGTTATAACGTTTACAGAAGTCCACTCAACCTCAACCGATTTGTCATCACCCAAAGGTGGATAACTGAATACGGTTTTGTTCTCGGTGAATGCGCCTGTAAGCGTACCGATGTATGTTCCAACAGCGGAGTAAGTCCAAACAATTGCACCTGAGAGACCGTTAGTAAGCAGGGTAACGGCAGGAGCGCTTATTCCAACACTCACTAAGATTGAGCTGTTAGTCCAAGTTGTGGGGGTTGTTCCACTTGCGACAAAGGTGTTTCCTGTTTCATTCGTTCCGCCAACGTTTGTGAAGTCATCACCTGCTACATAACTTGCTATATAGTAAGTCTGCCCTTCAATAAGTAAACCACTCGTAGCGGCGTAACCTGTTTCGGAAAGGAGAGCGGTGTATTCTTTAACTCCGAGTATTGCATCAGTTTGAGGATTAAAAAACACTAATTGGGCATCTGAATTTACGTAATAAGCCATCAATGTTGCTGAAATAGTTTGCTTAAATATTTTTGGATATGACGCACCTACTATTGTCCCCAAAATGAAATTTTTACTACTTAATCCATACTCGACAGTATTGTATGCGAAGGTTGCCCCAAAATTAATCATATTGCAACTCCTCGTGGAGTTATAATTGATTATGCTTCCTGTACAATAATCATAATTCCCTATCCAATCGTTATACGAAAAAGTATTAAAACAACACAAATTTATCGATGTGCCAACACTTCTTACCATTGTTTCAATAAGGCACGCAGTAAGTGTGCCTGTCATTGTAGTGTTCTGAATGGAGGAGGCTATGATTGTATTGCTTACTGCCAACTTGTTATTAAAGGCTATTCCAATAGTGGAATCCTTAGATTCTGCTAATATCGTATTGTCTGTAATTAAAGTCCCTGAAGCAGTTAGAAATACCAAATTAAGATATAAAAGACTTGGGTGAGTGGTCGAGCCAGCATTTATAGTATTATTTCGTATTTTTATGTCGTCTGCTCTGTTTCCGAATATTGTATAATCTACATAGTCGCTTGGACTCGCAGGGATAGTTAATGAAAGCGGCCCCTCACCCATTGACCAACTCGTAGGTCTGCAACTAAAATAAAGATTATTTAATTCGGTAAACTTAATCCAATACTTTGTATCAGAAAGGGCGTTTCCAACATTACCTGCCACCGCAGATACATATACAATATTACTTGCACCTTTAACCATTGCACACAATCCATAAGTCGTTCCCGCATCATATTCAGCAGTTACTGCAACTTTCCACCTTCTAAATTTAACATTCCGAAAGTCAAAGCCAATATCATTTTTATATGTATTGTCAATGCGTCTGTAAATATAACCCTTGTCGCATCCTGGCATTACTACTTGGTCGCTCGTAGGATTATAATATATTTCATCTTGCGGATACGCTTCTGAATAAGCATACATCGATAAAGTGTTTACCGAGTTTGCGGTAACCAAAAGAGGTTCAGTTGTGCAAATAATTTTTTCAGTTGGAGTAACATACGGCATATTATACGCCGTCCTGTAATCCGTTATTCTGTACTTCTGACCTGGAACTAATGCCGATAAGGCTATTTTGTCTGTCAACTCCGCATAAGTAATATCTATCACAAGCGGATTGGCGAGGACTCCTTGAGCAGAGCCCGGAATATATTTATCTAAACCCATTTTTTCCTCCTTACTTTGCTACTGAAACAGAAACTTTAACAGTTGCTTCACCGGAAGCAGTCGCCTTGACTTTTATGTATTTCGGAATGTTGAGGTTGTCGATTGCGTAAATCTTTGTTCCTTCTGCAACCATAGTGCCTAAATCCGAATAATCCGAATAATTTTCGTCATCAGCACTTACAGCGTACGCAAATACTACGTTGTTAGCGGCTTCGAGGTCATCTACCGAGCAGGACAACTGTAATGCGTCTGCGTCATTCGGTATCATAACTCCGTTACTTTCAACCGCTTCGGTATCAATGTCCTGAGAAGCTATTGCTTCAACCACGTTGTAATTTCCCTGAGAATCCTTTGTGAACATATTAGCCCATCCTTCCGTTATTAATGCTACTAATTGTGATGCAGTTACGCCAGTCGGGAGACTGAGAGCGACAACAACTACTAATAATCCGTTTTGTCGTTCAGTTGTATCGAGTGGGTTGTATCCTGCGTTTGTTGTTGCGGTATCTACCGCAGTATTAAATGAACCGTCCGAGTAAGGTGTCGCATTCTGCGAGTCAACAAGTAACTTGCCAACTTCGGTACAGGCGTTTAAGAAATTATTGTAATCGGTTTCATTGATACCGAGCAACACATTCCGAGCGACTATCTCGGCTTTCATTAAGTCTGCCAAATCATAAAATGCTTGTAAAGTCATTTTGTTATCCTTTCGATTTTGTTAAATTAAATATTGTTTTGTTATCAATCCTAAAATCACACTCAACAAAAACAGTATCACTCCCATAAATAGTTTTGTTGTGCCGACTGCTCCCTTAATCTTAAAGTTATCTTCCGCCAAATCCCTTATGCGATTTTCGTGGTCATCTAAAACGTCCTGATGCCTTACGCAAGCCAAGTTTGAGCGGTTCTCATCTACTTTCTGTTGGAGTACCGCTAAGTTTATTTTGATAGTCCCGACTTCGGCAACTATATAATCTAATTTCTGTTCAGTCGTCATAGGTTGTTTCATTTCCGTGTTATGAGAACTATTAGTATTACAACTATCAAACCCGCCACAATGTACATTTGTGCATCCCAAAAGGTATCCTCTTTCTCCAAATACTGAATAATGCGTGTGGTGTCATAAAATATTATGCTATCGGGTTTTGCTTTAACGTAAAACTTTTGGTACTCGGGGAAATACTTTATAATCATTACAGTATCATTCCGGATAGTCTCGACCCCGATAATAACCGAGTCCGTCCTGGAAGTAACCTTAACAGTATCTTCAATTACTGTCGGGTGGATAACCACAGGCTTAACTTCTGTAATCTCTTTAGTTGAGCAACAACTAAAACAGGTTATAGAAACTAATGCTATTAAACAGATATTTCTTAAAGTCGATTTCAATTTTTTCCTTTTTCGGTATAACTTTTATAAACCACTTGATTCTGAAGTAATTAGCAGGTTCAATCTTGCGGTTCATATAACGAACTCTATTGCTTACATTTCCTTCAATTGTTTTACCCTGTATTCCTTGCCAGTCTTCGGTTGTCATTCCGATATGTCCGAATATTGTTTCCCCCTTTTGCCACACTACCAAATCACCCTTAACTACTTTGTATCTTTTCAAGATTACATCGGTAGCCTTGATTACAAGTCTTTTATCAGTCTTGGTAGCGTAATCCCTTGCAAGTCCGCTCCGAGTCTTGGGTTCTAACACGCCCGATACCGTTAAGCAGTAACTCACAAATGCACTACACCAGGCATCCCCCTTAGTTCTCCCTACTGATTTCAGAAACATTTCGACTTCTTTACCGTCGTTTCTCCCTGTCAACTCAACGACATAGTCATAAGACTTAGCAGTATCGAGGTGTGCCTGACTAAGAGCCGAACATTGCAACGCCAATAATAAAAGCAAGCCCGAGCAAAAAGATTGCATAAGCTATATTGCCTTTCTTTAATTCGGTTATTGTATCCACCTCACTTATTGCTACCTTGTCGATAACCCAGAACAGCAGGATTCCGAATAAACCTTTACTTAGCGAAATAGTGAAAGCGGAATATTGAATGTACTCCTCTGTCAAGGTTATTAGTGTAATTATTACCAATGCGACTGTAAGAATTATAAACAGTAAAGGAGCTTTGTTTGTAATTTTCATATATATATTTTATTTTCTTTTTATTTTCTTTTTATTTTCTTTTATTTGTTATGTTTTGTTATACCAATGTTATAACTATGTTATAACTATGTTATATTTGTCTCGTTTATCTTCGATTTTCGCAGTATTTTATCATAGAATAAATTAAAGACAACGTTCCAAACTACCGAGTAAATCACAAAATCAATAAATCTGTTAAGCAAAATGTAATCGGTGTAAATGAAAATAGGAACATATAAGACGATTGAAATAATGACAAAACCTATCATAAGCATTTTTGAGAAATGCCAACCGTCCCCAAGTTGCAGAATTCCTCCTTTATGAGAGCGGTCAGTCCACCAGTCATTCCAGATATTGTTCTTACTTTTAAGAATTGAGTTCTCAAAATTGAACATCGAAACATCCATAAGCGAGTTAAAGAGAGAGGCAAACGCTAAGGCTAATAAGGATAATATCATATATTTGCCCCTATAACATTTTTGTCTCTCTTAACTTGAAATGTCATTTTGTAAGCGTAAATATTTGTTTCAGCCACAAACTCTTCGAACCTTGTATCTTGAAAAAACAACCGCTCGTAATCATTATTATTAACCTTTAATCCGTGCAAGGTTTCGCGTATAGTTTCAATCGAGTCTATAACGTCCTCAGTTGCCAAAGGGTCTCGAGTCAACACACTTATTTCAAAGCTGTCCATACAGTCGTAAGACAAAGAGTTATCAGGATTGAGAGACAATGAACCGCCAACATACATAACCACTATCCGCCCTGTCGGAGCGGTAAACAAATTACTAACATCCCGAACATCAATTTTAATTTTCGGAAATGCGGTCTGCAACTTATCGATAATCGATTGTTTAATTTGTTTGAGTGTCATATATAGGTATTAAGTAAGGTGTCGTTAAATATTCTGTCTGCCGAAGTTTTGCTACTTACATAATTATTACTTTCAACATCTGCATTTGAGTCTGTCTCAGGGAAGTCTAAGAAGACCATACCTTTTTGAACATTCATCAATTCAGTAATTATCTTATCATACTCCGCTTTGTAAGGCGTATCGACTGGAAACCGTCGCAAGTATAGATTATAAATTGTTATTATCTTTGAATATTTGACCACTCTTGCAGGAATGTTAGTGAGAGGCAAAGTATATTTGCCCCTCAAGTAAACATTAATTTGTTCATCACTATCGGCAATAATTGAATTAACACGAATAACTAAAACGTCTGAGGTCGAAGCAAGATTGATTACAGACTCCGCTCTATTCTCATCGTTCGCTAAGTTGATAAGTTCTAAGCGTGGTAAGTCTTTTAATAAATCTGTTATCGAGCAGTACATTTATTTCTTTTTTCTCTTTGGTTGTTCGGGAACAATTTCTTTTTCTTCCGGAAGAACGTCTTGCGGTGAAGTCTCTTTAACAACAGGCTCGCCCACCTCCTCAATGTAAGGTTTAGCGTGCTTGCTTGAAATTAAGGAGTTTGCACTTAGCTCGTCCAAATCTTCAACGCCAACTAAAAACCTTTTACCATTCCAAACAGAGCCTGTTATCAAAACTTTCATTACCGCACCTTTGCGTAAATTATTGTTTCCGGCTCGTGAGGAACTGGAAGCGGTGAACTTGCACAAAGCAACCAACGAACACTTGGGTCTTTTTCCTCCCAAGACTTCGAGAAGAACGGAACTCCGATATACTGCGGTACATCAAAGTCGTCAATAACTCCGAAGTGTAATCGATTGTCAGCCTTTGGCGATACCATAATAAACCTGTCGGCTGGTATCATAGGCGTTACTATTCCGAGCGGTGAAGTATAAGTTTCGTTATATTCATAAATTTCAACTCCTTCAACTATACCAATTAAGGTAACTCCGATGTCGCTTAATCCATTGTTGAGGTTAATTTGACCGTAATTAATATTCCTGTTATCAAGAGCGGTTTTGAATGAGCTAATTTTCAGTAAGTCAGTTATGACTTCTGTGCGAGCAATTGCCATAGTGGGGACAACTCCTCGTGCATTTTGAACAACGAGTTTCCAAGCGCGAATGTCAGCGAGAGGGTCAGCGGTTGCCGGAGCGCTCCACAATGCCCCGCCTTGTAGTGCAGGCTTGTTTGCCTGAGGCATATTGAAATCAATTGAAAATTCAATGTCGTCCTGCTGAACCTGATAACCTCCGCTCAATGCGTTACAAGCCATCCACTCCATACGCCTTGTTATCATATCTTTGAGTTCCTGTAACTCTTCTGCAATGCGTTTTTCGGTTGCTGATTTTACAGTCTGACCGGAACCGACGTAAATTGTTTCGCCTTCGGGACGGATACCAAACAACTCATCAGCGGTTAATCCTTTCTTCAAACGAATCGAAGGAGCTTCAATCATTTGACTTTCTCGACTACTTAAACCCACAACGTGAGCGCCGGAAGTTCTCTTAACAAATGGAGCAAGTTTCTTACTTCCAATCTTAATATCGACCTGAATTGTTTTACTGTAATGTTGTTTTGTTTTCGGAGCAAAAAGTTTATCGAGAATAAAAGTTTTTGGCGGGTCGATTTTATTAACTATATCGGTTAACGACATCCAATGGAACAGATCTAATGTAGGCATATTTTCCTCCTATAATGCGGTTACTAATGAAATCGGAGTGAACTCAAAGTCAAGTTCTGCGTTAGCATCCAAACCGATTAAATTTGTTTTATTAAATTCTCCTGTAAAGTAAGCAGTAGTAAACACATCTTGATTGGTTGCGTCGACTGTTTCTGCTAATATACATCTTGCAACTGCAAGTCCGTTCTGGTCGGTGTCATCATAAGCTCCGTACTTGCCTGTGGTAAATTTGCCAAGTACTGTTCCTTTCGCAAGGACGTTCTGACCAGCTTTAACTATAATTGATTTTTCTAAACGTGGAAAGTCGCCTGCAATTAAATTGATTGCGTTAAGCGTATTGGATGTTACTCCTAAGTTATTCATTTTTTATCTCCTTGGATAATGTTTGTTAAAATTTCTTTTTTGTGTTAACGTATGAAGCAATACGGTCAGTAAATTCTTCAAATTCTGTTTTATCAGGTGGAGCGTGTTTCTCTTTGTTAGCCTCATCGGGTATTTTTGGAACAAGTTTCGGAAAGGTCTCAATAAGCTCTTTATAATTAGCTACAACAACTTTTAGAAGTTTGCGAGGATTGGTTTCTGAGAAGTCCTGTATGCCTTCGAGTGTCGATAACAATTCTTTTATCTTGTCGATTTGTGCCGGAACTAAATTACCTGCATTGAGTTTCTCGGTTAGGAATGACTCAAACTCAACCTTTTTTGCTTTAACGTCTGCAAGCTCAACGGCATCTTCTTTTTCTTTTTGCATTTCCTCAAACTTCGTTTTCAGGTCTGCATTACTTTCAACGAGTCCGCTTAACTGAGCAATTTTTTCTTCGAGCTTTGCAATTTTTTCATTCAAAATTTTTACTTCGTCAGTCGGTTCTTTTTTTTCAGGCTCTTTTTCTTCCTCTGTTACAACTTCCTCAAATTCATATACCAATTGTTTATATTTATTGGTAGCGAATTTAATATCTTCTAATCCTTTGACCGCAGGAGGAACAGCACCTAAAAAACCAACGTGTCTTAAAGTTCCGTCGGGATAAAGGCTTATACTTCTTTTTTTGTACATACCTTTTTTAACTGCTTCTGCAAACTCGGCAACAACCTGCTTTGGTAAAGCAAGCAAAGTATCGCCAACTCTTTTTAACTTTTCAATCCAACCATAAGCAGGACTATTATCTGCTGGATGTCCAACAACAATTGGGGCTTCGTGTTCTTTTTGTCCATTGTACTGAGCAACAATTTTATCTAAATCTTTCTCAGTCCATTCTTTTACTGTTCCCGAGGAATCAGTATGTTTTCCGACCTTAAATATTTCAAACCAATTATTCATTTTGCGCCTTTTATTTTAATTTAATTTGTTTACACAACCAATTCTAAATTCACTACTGGAAAAATATTTATTATTATTGTATATAAAAATAAAGGGTTCATTGAACAATACATATAAAACATTCATAAATAGATAATTAATTTCACGTAACCAATTAAAAGGATTAAAGAATGTCAAAGTTACAAAGCAAGTCTAATTTCCCAATGATACAAGAGCAGGCAAACCTCGCAAACAGAGAAGCGCAATTATCATACTTCGGTTGGATAACGGAACTACCCGACCCTGACCCCATATTACTTAGCCAAGGGACAGACATATCCACGTATCGCTCCTTACTTATTGACTCTCATTTATCCGCAGTCCTAAGTAAAAGGAAAAGCGGTGTTATGTCTATGGAATGGGAGATAAAAGCAAACAAGTCGCCTGATAATGTGAGGGATTTTATCCAAGATTACTTTGACAATATGATAAAACTTGAAAAGATAGGTAAGAAAATTCTCGATTGTATTTACTATGGTTATCAGCCTTTCGTTCTTAATTGGGTTAATAAAGATAATTACCTAATTCCAATCATTGAAGACAGACCGCAAGAGTATTTCTTTTTTGATGTTAGCAACAAGCTAAGAATAAGAACAAGAGACTTAACAGGAATACTCGCTGACGAAATGATATTCGTTACTGCAACTTGTGATGACGATTATCTTAATCCTTATGGAGACCGAGTTGCTAAAAAAGTTTTCTGGCCGACAACTTTCAAAAAAGGCGGATTAAAATTTTGGTTAAAAATGACCGAGAAGTACGGGATGCCTCAAGCGGTCGGCAAAGTGCCTAAGACCGCAAAGCCTCAAGCGAGAAGGGAGTTTGCGAGAACATTAGAGAATATGATACAGGACGGAGTAACTGTTATCAATAATGACGAAACAGTTGAATTGCTTGATGCAGGTAGCAGAACCGGAAGCGCTGACTTGTATAAGGGATTGCTTAACTTCTGTAACTATGAAATAAGCAAAGCAGTTTTAACTGTTGTTAATACTGTTGAAGTTGGAGAACACGGAAGTTTCGCCGCATCCGATACCCAATACTCGGGTGAAGGCAAATTAAATTTGTCAGATGTTAGTATAATAAGTTCTTTCTTTAACAAAGTTATCAGGCTCATAGTCGATTACAATTTTGGCGTGAATGTCCCTGCTCCTAAGTTTACACAGTTCGAGGCTGACAACGTGGATAAAACTCTTGCCGAGCGTGACGGAGTGCTGACTCAACAGGGCGTTAAGTTTACTAAAAAATATTATATGAGTAATTACAATTTACAAGAGGAAGACTTTGATATAGTCGAAACACCTACACCTACACCTACACCTACACCTACACCTGCGTTTGCAGAAAAATCCGAAATGCCTGTTGATAGAATATTAAATGCAATCCCAGATAAATTGTTAAATATTCAAATGCAGAAAATCCTTAAACCTGTTATTGATTTGGTCGATAAATGTTCTACCTTTGAGGAAATGAATAGTAAGCTCGCTGAAATGTTCCCTGAAATGGATACTGAAAAGCTCGAAGACATTTTAGCTAAGGCAATGTTTATAGCGTCAATAGAAAGTCGCAATAATGCCTGATATTGATTATAGCCTCGCCTTTAATTTAGAGCCTGAAAAAATTGTTGAGTACTTTAAGCGGAAAGGTTATGAAATAAGTTACTCTTGGCAAGACGTTTGGAAGGAACAACATCATAAAGTATTCACAGTTGCAAAGGCAATGAATATGGATGTTTTACAAACTCTAAGAGATAGCGTTGAAAAATCAATAAAAGAGGGTATAACATATCAAGATTTCAGAAGGGGTTTACAAGGTAACTTAACTAATCTTGGTTGGTGGGGCAGTAAAAAAGAAATGCTGAATCCGAATACAGGCGAAGTTGAAAAGGTTACTCTCGGAACTCCAAACAGATTAAGAATTATTTACGAAACTAATTTGAATGTAGCTTATGCGGTTGGCAACTATGAGGGTATGAAAGCTAATGCAGAGGAGCGACCTTATTGGCGGTATCGTGCTATACTCGATAACAATACAAGACCTGACCACGCTAAACTTCATAATAAAGTTTATCCTCACGACCATAAATTTTGGAGTAAGTATTATCCTCCTAATGGCTGGGGATGTCGGTGTACTGTTGAAGCTTTGACTAAAGAGGAAGTAAAAGAGTTCGGTTACAAGGTTTCTCGTGATTTACCAAAGAATGTCAAAGTACCCAAAGAGTGGAATTTTAATCCTGCCAAAGTAAATTATCAACCTGACTTATCCCTTTACAGTAAAGACATAAGTGATGCTTACAAAAAAGGTGTTGGCGTTGTTACCGAGGTTGGAAAGGATGTTATTAGTAATGAAAAAATCAATGCTATAAAAACATATGACGAAGCAAAGCAAGTAATAAAGGACATCCTTAAAAATAATTACGGTTCAAAAGTTAAGAACATAACCATTAATAAAAAATTGCCAATACCGGTATTAAAACAATACATTATTCAAATAAATGAATTGTCAAAAGAGTATATGTACGAAGTCCATTGGTATCATAACAAACCAATGGTATTTGAAAGCATAGCATTCTCAAGCACTAAAGAGTATTTAGGACGGTGCCGACCTTACGGCGATGGGGTACAAATCAATTTTGGTCATAAAAATTGTAATGTGTCTGATCATAGCATACTCAATCCTGACGAGTATGATAAAATGGATAAACCATTTTACTTTGCAAAGGACGTCTATCAAAAAGCAAGATACCACTCTCTCGTTGATGCGGACAAAGTTATTATATCAACTCCGACACACGAGTTCTTTCATATGATTAGTCACGTATATCTTAATGATGTAGGGGACTATGAGAGAGTGAAAAAGGGAGTAGGCTTTTGGAAAGAAATGATGACACTTCAACAAGATTATCGCAAAGAGATTTGTGCGAGCAAGTCGGTTAAAGAATTGAGCGAATCATTTTTAGGAACGTACGCAAACACAAATCTAAATGAGTTCGGGGCTGAAATATTTACTGAGTATAAACTTAGTTCCAATCCAACAAAGTATGCAAGACTTGGCGGAGCGATAATAGATAAGTATTTCAAAAGAGGCGAAGGCAAAGACTATAAGAGAAAATATACAAAAGAAGAACAGGAACAAATTGATAAAAATAATAAGAGGATTAAATGAGTCCCAATGAAAAATACATTTGTCTCGGTTGCAAGCACAATCGTTATATGCGAGGTGGTTGTGATGCGTTCCCTCTCGGAATACCACAAAGCATACTTGAGGATATTATAGAGAAAGGACATTCAACGCCTTTTCCGGAGCAGAAAAATAAAATTGTTTTTGAAGCAGGAACTCCTTCTGACATAGTAAAGTAATGAAACTTAATACTAATGATATTGCCAAAATAATCTCTCAGGACTTACTTGCTATTGTCAGACGTAACTTTGAAGTCGAGGGTCGTCCGAAGTGGAAACCTCTTTCACCTGCTTATAAAAGACGTAGGTATAAAAAAGGATATACAGGCAACATTCTAACTGTTAGCGGTCAACTTCTTAAATCGATAGTGGCACAAACAAACGGGAACACGGCAATAGTCAGCACGAATAAAGTTTATGCGCCGATACATAACTTTGGCGGTACAATTAATATGCCTGCTCGGAGTAATCTCTATACTCAAAACAGAATTAAGCGAGGAAAAAACAAAGGTAAGTTTACCAAAGGGACAACTTATGGAAAGGGAGCGACCATAAAAGCGCATAAGATAGTTATTCCCAAAAGGGAATTTATGAACATACCTGATAATGAGTTATCCAAATTATTAAAAAAGGTCAAGACCTTAGTTGCCAATAGTATCGATTTCGCAAAATAGCAATTAAACAAGCTCATTATTTCGCTAAATTTCGCACGGAATCAGCGCAAATTTACACGATATTTGGAAATTCGATGAAATATGCGCCCCATTAAAGGATAATGCGTTAAACCTGCTTTATATCGTTAATTATATTATATATAAACTTCTCAGATACTCCGATTTTTCTGCTCATTTCTTTAACAGTCATTTGCTCCCTATGTTGAATAACGTATTGTCTTTTCATACAGTAAATAATTTTTTCAGAAAAGTATATGCTTGACTTTCCAAACATTTCGATTAACTTAATAAGAGTGTCAATACCAAGTTCTTTTATTATCAGTTTGGAATTAGAGTCTATGTCTTTAACTTCGTTTATGTTTATATCTTTCATCCAATTCATTAGTCGTAACCTCTTAGAATGTTTGATGAGTCTTGTTTTCTATACGTCAGTATATTCCCTATGCTATCTTCGTTGCTCCGTACCCAATTCCAATATACTACCGCATCTGCTTTATTAGGCGAGCGACCAAGTCGTTTTCTTATTTCATCCTTACTTTCAATAGCTATCTTTCCGTTATTGACTTTGTACTTTGGCATTATTAACTCAGCTATCATTTCTTCATCCCTTAGCAAAGATATAACGCCAAGCCTCAAATCCTCTCTTAATCGCCAATACATTTGTGCGCGTAAATTAATAAACTTTTCAACGTCGTCGCCTTGTTCCGGCTTGCCTCCGCTTTGTATGTTGATAGTCTCGTGAGTAAATCCGTATTCTTTTAATGTATTAACCGTTCCTGCCCCTACCCCGATACCGTCAACGCCTACATTCACAGGGTTAATGCCTTCCTGATTAATCATAAGAGCAATACGATGACCGAGTTGATTTGAGTCGGGACAGGCTTCATCCTCCAAACCAATAAGAACAGTCCCTTTACCTTTCGCAATACAAGCCTTGTCGCCTGCTTCACTGTTAGCTACATCACAACCTAATCCAAGATTACCGCTTATTGTGTCAACATCCATTGCCTCATAACGCTCAATAGCTTTTATTATCCACTCTAACTTTATCAGACTATCTGAACTTTCGGAAGGGGAAATCCCCCTTGTCCTGCTTAATGTCATTGGATTGTCAACCCCGAACCTTTGTTTTATCCTTTCAACCCCTTGCCTACTTACCGCCCCGTTTATGTATAGTGGGTTATCAAGTACTACATTGGGATGATCATACGCACTTATTCGGACGTGTTCAACACCCGATTGTTCACAAAACCTGTGTAATGTATCGAGTCTGTGGTCTGGATTACCGATGCCGAGTATTAAGTTATGGGGGGATGTACAGGTTGTTTGGAAGGCGTTAATAACCGCTTGATTGATACCAGTCATTTCTTCAAGTATTATAAGCATATTTGCAGCGTGAAATCCTTGAGCCTTAGTTGCGCTCTCTTCATCCGCCCTTATCCCCGCAACAAACCCTACAAGTAACCACTCCTCACTATTAGGAATCATTCTTATCTTTAGTTTCTGCATTTCACCCCGATTAAACCTTGTATATAAGGATGTAATTTCTTTCCATAAGTGTAAAGTCAACTGTGCTTCTTTGGGTGCGGTTGTTACTACTGTTGAGTTCTCCCAACACTCTAAAAACCATAAGGCTATAAGTGCGGCGTTGAAAGTCTTGCCTGTCCCTGTTGCGCTTTCAACACCCACCCATTTACTCGCAACAAGACAATCGAGTATCTTCTTAAAAGGATTAGGAGTACCGTCCCATCTGTGATTTGAGTACTCGGGTATTAAACTCCAGTCTATTTTCTTAGGGTCTATACCAAGTCTTTCCTCATAGTAGAGCAAGGGATTGCTTTGATATAACAATGTTTTGTTTTTGTTATCACTCTTGTTTTTGCGAGCCTTTAATTCGTCTAATAATATAAGGTCAAGCAGTTCATTCATTACTTAGCTTTATTAATGAATAATCCTTTGTCTCTAATACCTGCTTAATTTCTTCATCAGTCAGGTTTTTAACATTTTCTTTTATAAGGTTAAGGTCAATCTGTTGCCTTTGACTCCATTGAAAACGTCTGCGGTTATTGAGCCAATAAATACTTGCCATTGTATCACCGCCAATGGCCTTTCGGAATAAGCTTTGTATAACCCTAACATCTGCCTCGACCTTACCCTTTTTTATGGCGTGTAAAAACCTATCGTCTTTTTTCTTATAGTTGTATAAAGTCTTGCGAGTGATACCAAGGAAAGTACTTATCTCCTCCTCCGTCAATCCAAATCCTGCTAAGAGTTCTACCTTTTGGTAGTCTATTCCTGTTTTCTTAGTCGGTCTTCCGTTTGTCTTTTTTTCTTTCATTTGTTTTTAACTCTTTAAGAATTCAATTTTAACTTCTTCTTCATAAAAGATACCGCGTAACGAGGTAGTTCGCATTACTCCCTTTGCCTTTGCTCCTCTCATCTCTTTGCATAAATGTCTGCCATTAACGATAACTCCGATACCTTGCGGTTTCATTTGCTCCCAAAGGTATCTGCAAATATTTTCTGTTAATCGCTCCTGAGTGTTAAGTCTTTTAGAGAAGTAGTTAACTATTCTCGACAGTTTGCTTAACCCGATTATATACTTATCAGGGACGTAACCTATTTTAACTTCGCCAAAGAAAGGGAGCAAGTGATGTTCGCAGAATGTATAGTATTGTATTCCGGACTCAATTATCATTTGGTTATAGCCTTCGCCACTAAACATTTTTATTTTCGGAGGTTCAGCGGTCAGTAACTCGTCCAATGCTTTTATGTATCGCTTGGGTGTTTCAATCAATCCTTCTCTTTCAGGGTCATCATACTTTGAAATAATATGCTTTATTGCGTCTTCCATACTTTGTGTGCTTGGTAGCTTAGTTTCCATTTTGGATTTTCCTTAATTAATTTAATACAGTATGCTAAATTCTCATTATTGATTTCAGACTTTTCATTTATCGGACACAAATAATAATGCTCTGCCTCTATTCCAAGGTCATTTATAACTGAGCCAGCCTTAACAAGATACTTTACTTCGCTTGCCTTAAGTAGTTTAATTTTCTTATTCTTAGGAGCGACTGTTACCCAGTCTAAATTATATGGGACGTCAAACATTCCGTTTGTCTCAATAGCCTGATAATATCCTTTACGCTTAAAGTAATCGACCACCTCAACGTTTAACTGCATTGCGGGTTCTCCGCCAGTCCAAATAATATTGTTACAGTTGTATTTAGCTATCTCTCTTGCTATGTTATAAAGAGTCATTACATTAAATGTTTCAAAGTCCGTATCACAAAAAGAGCAGGATAAATTACATTTCGCTAATCTTATAAAGACGTTTGCAGTTCCTACGCGGTTACCCTCGCCTTGTATTGAGTAAAATATTTCATTAACACTTAATGTAGGCATAACTATTGCTCGTTTCGTATAATTTAAGTGAATATAATTTAACGCCCAACTTCTCCAAAGGCTCTGTAATGTCTTTTTGTATTTTGAGTAACATCCTTTCGGCAGTCGATACAATAAAGAAGTCATTCAAAAATGCGTGGTCGTATTTACTTATTACATTATCAGTAATTACTTTTTTCAGGTCTTTGAAATTAATAACCCAACCGTATGAATTTACTTCTCCCTCAACCTCGACAGTCAGCTTGTAGGTATGTCCGTGCAAATTTCTGCAAGCTCCGTAACATTCCACATCCGGAAGCTGATGTGCCGACTCGAACTCAAATTGCTTTGCGATAATCATTTTATAATCCTTTTTAATTTATTATACATATATCGTGTTATCAAATCCTTGCAAAGCTTCTTTTCTCATTAAACAGGCTTCACATATACCGCAATGGAATTCTTCACCTTTGTAACAACTATAAGAATCGGCGAAATTAAAACCGATTTCCTTTCCGATTAATGCTATATCCCTTTTATATATATTAATAAAAGGAGCGAAGATACTAACCTCTGTATGAGTTCCATACTTTATAGCCAAACTCATTGCATCCCTGAATGATTGCTTATTATCAGGCGGAGTGTCTTTCCCCATATAGTGAGAGGCTATTGCGATTGTATCTAATCCGTTACTTTCGGCTATCCCTGCCGCGATTGCAAGCATTATCCCATTGCGGAAAGGGACAATCATAACTTGACTGTCTTCTGTTCCCAATGGTATATCTCCCCCCGAAGTTAACATATTTGACTTTATACCCATTGTTATAAGGTCTAAGTCAATTACTTGATGTTTAATGCCTAAAATATTACAATTGTGTTTTGCATATTTTATTTCCTCTGCGTTGTTTTTAGCTCCATAAGAAAAACTAATAGCAAGTCCAACATCTTCCTTATATTTGTGGAGCAATACCGCACTATCCAATCCGCCACTAAATAATATTAACATTTTCATCTTTCTCTTCCTTCCATTCTATTGTTGATAAATAATTTTGATATTTTAACCATTCTTTATAATTATAATTTCTTGCTTTTTTATAGTCCCTTATTCTACCTCTGAAAATAAAATGAGAATAATTTCCATTATTATACTTTATTCCTTGAGCAAAACGTGTCGCACTTAACCAACTTGCACTATCACAGGAATATAAATGCTTTATTTTTGTTAAGTTTGTCGAACTATATCCGAGCAAATGGCATCTTACACCTTTTTTATATAAAAAATTTACAAAAGCATTCGTTTCTTTTATTGTGTTTGCTGATTTGGATAATGCAGGCCAAAAAATATAATCGCTATTATCGGAGGCGGTTTCTAAATCTTCAATTGTACGTGTTTCGTGATGATGAACATAAAGAGGTTTTCTTCCAACCTTATTTTCTATGTATTTGTTTATTTCCTTAACCTTTTCATATCCAACTACTTTGTCTATATCCATTTCAATGTATTGAGTAATATTATAATATCTTACGAACTCGCAATATTCATCTATGTATGATTTTAACCATTCACCTGATATTTTATTCGCGGTATTCATAAAAGTGAATGCTCCGCTATCCAGTATAAAATTGTCATTCCCTTTTTCTTTTATGAATTGTTTCATAACCTTTGTGGCTCTTTTTTTCATATAGGCATAACTACAAAGCAAATACTTGCATTGCATCATATCCTCGTAATCGTCATATACTAAATATAATTTCATTTTTTAATTACTACCGCATATTTTTTACCTACAAGCAGGTCGCTTATTAGGTTATATATTTCAATGGCTTTTTCTTCTTCCGCGTTGTTACCAACTTCTAAATTGGAATTAACTATATACCTTATCTCTAACATTGTCTTTTTACCGCAGGTGGGACATTCACCCGCTTCAATTTTATCAATGTGTTCTTTTTGCTCGTTAAGAAACGAAATATCTGAATCGTTTATATCTAATACATCAACTCCCCAATCATTTAATACGTCAACATCGTAATTATTCGATAGCATATCATAATCCCAACTCCCGTAATTAGAGTTATCCTTTATTACAAATTCTTTTTTTTGTTCCTCGGATAAGTCTTTGGCATATACACAGGGAACATTTTTGTATTTTAATTCTCGTAAAACTTTTAATCGCATATTGCCACCGAGAACAATATTTGACTCATCTATAACAAGCGGTCTTAGTTCCAACATTTGAGGAAAGTCCTGAATGCTTTTTACGAGTTTTTTATACTTATCATTTTTTATTACTCTCGGATTATTAGGATTTTCTTTTATATTCTCTATTGGAATCATAATAAAATTAGGCACTTCTTTAATTCCTTTTTTCATATTTGTATCTTTCGTTATTATTCGTCAAAAAAATACCGCACCCTTTTTTAAGAGTGCGGTTGCTATTATTTATCTTTTTGCCAATATCTCATCTTGCTCTCTTTTTAATATCATCAGCTTCCCGACTATCTCTTGGTAAGCGTGATACTGACCTTTGCAATATTGCTCTTCGGCAAAGTCTTTTGGGTTTTTCGTTTTTGTGTGTCTTAATGAAACAGTTCGATATTCGTCGTGAGTTGTTTGAAGTTTTTTCTCGAATGCTCCTATCAGTTCGTTTATTGCAATCATTCTTTTTTGTCCTTTTTTTTGTTTGTTACTTTAAGTTCTAATTCGGTTATGTAATCTTGTAATAAATTAATTGCAGAAGGCAAATATATTTCTAAGCAATCCTCTTTATTTAATTTATGTGCTTGTGTGTGTTCTTCCCTCGATAATGGAATAATCAAAGAGTCAGTTATTTTCTTACTCATAAAGCTACCCAATAAGTGATGTAAGTCTTTATTTGGGAATCGCTCTTTTAAGTATGCTATGTACTTTTTTGAATGCCATAGCTTAACATTGTTTCTTAGTATACTTGAAATCATTTTTTGCTCGCAATAAAATCGACCATACTTTTAGCACCTGCTTCGCTATCGATAATATGGTAATAAATATGAGCAGACTGCTTTGCAATGCTTTCGAGCTTTGCCTTGGTATCTTTCTGAGCTTCGCTTAATTTATCATAGCCAATTTTAACTTCGACGAAGTGAACATAATTAAAATTATAAATAACGTAGTCGACAAAGCCTGCCATTTGTTTGCCGAACCCTTTATTATAATTATTATTTATAACAGTATATCCACATTTTCGCAGTTCGCTGATTACTTCGGTTATTTTTTTTTTCTCGGTCTTCAATACTTTACTCCTTTCTTTAAGTCGTGATGAACGTCAACCGCAGGTAACCCTTTTTCTTTCATTATCTTTTCATAAATGTTTTCTAAAAGGTTGTATTGTTTATCGGTTAACTTACCTTCAAGCTTAAATCCTTCTTCGAGGCTTAAAAAAGTTGTTTGGTTTTTTCTGACAAGGGATTTTATATTCTCATTAATAAACTTAATGTAATATTGGATGTTTTTTTTGATGTGTTCGGCATCGTCCTTATAATACCGATTTGTTGTAACAGATTTCATTGCGGTTATTTCTGCTCCACCTGAACCGCCTCCGGGAAAAAAGGCAACTCGATAACGCCGTTCTTTTCGTTCTCATATTTATAAACGAGTTCTTTAAGTTCCTTTTCTCGCTCTTTAATCTGTTTTGTGAAGTCTGCATTCTTTTCTGCTTTTTCATCTTGCAACATTTCAATTGCTCTGACAATAGCAGTTATGCGGTCAAGTAAATCCGTTTCTTTACTCATTTTATTTGTCCTTTTTTTGATGTAGATAGATAATGTTTAACTCTTACTTTCCAAATATACAATACTTCCTTGCAATTATGCAAATCTTATCTTTTCATTTGACTACTTCGGTTTGTTTTGCGGTTAATAACCTCAAGAGAAAATTTGTTTCGTCATCTATTGCATCAACCAATCTTCTTTTACCACAATATAAATCGCTTAACGGCGAATCCTGTATTTTCCTGAATCGTACTTGTCTTAAATACTCAATCCTTTTTTCAATATTCTTTATTGCACCTGCATATTCAAATACTTTATCAGTATCAAAATTGAATAAGGGTATTTCACTCATTTCTCACTCACTTTCTTTATTATAAATCTTCTAATTCAAATTCTTGAGCAAGTCGTATATCTTCTATCTCATCCCAAGGGATTCTACAAATACAACTTCTGCACCTATCTGATATATCTAACTCAAGATATTCAGAATGATTAGATATTACTCTTCCATACTGACTTATTTCACTTTCCTGAAAGTATACTAGATAATACTTTTTATAGTTCTCATCTTGTTTCATTTTCTCACTCACTTTCTTTTTTGCCTAAAATTTTCTTTTTTATTAAATTCATTGTTTCGGTCTCTATCATTAGTCTTATCTTATGACCTATCATCTTATGTACTTTCATTAATCTTTTTTTGAATCTCTTTCATCGCAGCATAATGCGCGCCTTCAAGTTTACCAGTTTTTAACATCTTTTCTTCAGCTAATTCCTCCACTTCTTCAACGAACTGATTGATAATAGGTTTTACGATATTATCGTAACCATCTAAGAAATTCTGTCCGTATTTTTGATAAAAGTCATAACCACTTTTCTGTATGTCGGCTAAGATTTCTTCTCTGGAAGTATTTTTAAAATATTCTTCCGTGTCTTTTTTTACCTCGTCAAACCAATCGTTTAACATTTTCTTTCCTCTTCTATGAAACTTATAATTTTTTTAGAAACAAAATCAGTTCGTATTTTCATATTTTCAACTCCTTTTTATTTAGTTTCTTTATAATTCCGCTTTTAACTTCTTTTTTCAAAGTTTTCATTTTTTACTTACTTTCTTTAATAAGTAATAAGAATATATTCAACATTATCAGAGAACAAATTTAATCCACCATTCTCTTTCAAGACAAATTTAATCTCGGCACTTCCAATCTTGCCATTTGGATATATAATTTTTACTTCTTTGTCCTGAAGTGATTCTTTTACTAAATTTAAAGCATTGCTCATTTCTTTTACTGTCATTTCTCATTCCTTTCTTTTTTGTTTTTCAGCGCATCCGCTAACATTCTAATTAGCCGTATCTTTGAGAATTTCATCATTTCCTTTTCCCACCCCTCTCCAAAAGGGATGTAATCTTTTCCTTTCTCGTTTTTGTCTCTCATCTCATTCTCCTTGTGCAAATTTGTATTTTATTGTCTCATTCATTTTTGAAAATGAAGTTATTTTACATCTATTAATTTATCGAATGGAAAGGTTTTAATAGCAAACCCTTCATTTAATACTCCGCTTTTTTTGCTATGTACAAAATATCCCTTAATCGTAATACTGCAATTATTTACTTTCAGGATTTTACCGACCATTAAAATCTGAGCGGTCTGAATTGAAATACCCTTTCCGATTTCCAAAACAACCTTTCCCGATAATCCGCCTGCTATTATTACTTGTTTGTCATTTACTCGATACATTTTTTTTTCTGAAATGGTTTGCGTTTGGACACGTAGCAAAGTGAGTCGTGTGTTTTAACCTATCAAATAGTTCTCCTTCAACAATATCCTCTTTATAATCAACCGGCATACTGTTACCCTTACTCGTTCTCAGATAAACAATTTTCTTTTTGCAGGCTTTACATTCATAAATATTTGGTTTCATCTTACTGCTTCCTCGGTTGAATAATGTTCCTGCCTGCAATCTTCACAGTATTCAAGGTTGGGGTTCTCCCAATGGAGTATTTCAAACTTGTTACCACAATCTAAACAAGTGTGAGGCTTGTTTATATGTCGATACTCTTCCATTTCTTCATCGGTTATAAATCGGCTCATCTTTTTTCCTTTCAGTTTAATTTTTTAAGTTCTCGTTTTTCTTTTATTCTGCTTTCTGTGAAAAATAGTCGCACCTAAGCAGAAGCTCACAATTTATAGCTGTTAATTTACCATTCATTTGACCTCATATGTTTTAGGAATTTATGGAATATTCTCTGTGTTTCCGCCGAGCGCTTCCCGGGGAGCTTTATCAATTTGGACTCAAGTTCCCCGATCAGCATAAGTATCTCGTGTTTCTTAGCTTGGAATCTTCGTTCTCGTTCCTCAAAATACCAGCCCTTCACCTTACTTCAACCTCCAATCTTGCCCTGTGAACTCCTGGAAGTGACACATCTCGGCGAGTCTGCTGAATATCCTTTCATCGTAGTGCTTGAGTTGTGGCAGGGTTGCGTTAGTTGTTATGATGATGTTCCGACAGTCTAAGTAAGCGGAATTAATAAGGAGATACAAGTTCTCATTCTTAGCATCAGTCAGGTTTATGAGACTCAGGTCATCCAGGATCAGCAACTCCCATCTTAACAACTCTTTGACGTAGGTGATTTTACTCTCTTTGTTGAATGTGACCTCGTTACATCTTACAAAAAACTCATCTGCATTGATGAAATTGGTTCTTGCACAAGCCTTATAATATTCGATTTTCGAGAAATAATTCCGATCGCTTTTCTCCCTTGTGACGGGTCTCAGGTTCTTAGCTATCGCAATAGCCAAATGAGTCTTCCCAAGCCCACATCCTCCGAAAAATACGGCACTGTACCTGTCTAACTCTCCCCGGATATAACTCATAGCATAATCATAATTTGCCTTATTTTCGCTCTGTACAAAGGTCTTTAACCCGCAATTATCAAATCTCTTGGGTAAATTATTGACTATCGCTTTTAATGGGTCTGTTTTTAAGTCTTTCGAGCAATTCCCGTTCTCCGGGGTCGTCTCTTCCTGGCTTATCTTGAGTTCTTCCATTTGGTCTTTGATTATTCCGCTCATTTTCTCGCTCCTTTATCTGTGGTTTGTTGTTTATTATTTCGATATTGTCTCGTAAAGTGATTAGTTTCTTGAAGCCCCTAAGGGAGGCGTCCTTAAATAACCGGTAAGTTGTCTCCCATCCGAACGGTCTTATAAATTCATTTTCGATTAATTCTTGTTCCGGTATTGTGGGATTTCTTCCAAACGTTCTAATCATCAAAGTTTGGATATTTTGCAAAGTTGCGGGGGTATCATATATATCTTTTATTTTATTTTCTTTTTCTTTGTTATTTTCTGTTATAACAGTGTTATGCGTCTGCAATAACGGTGTTTTTTGTTTGTCTCCCCAACGTCGAGACATCCCGATTTTACCTGCTATTGAGCGTTTTTCTTTCATCTCAAGATATATCTGCATTCTTTCATTGAATGATTGTGAGTAAAAGAATTCATCGTCGTCGATAATAAATAGCTCATAACCTTTTATCACCGCTAACATTTTCTCTGCAGAAGTGTTAAATCTCCTTGCCAATGCCGGAACTAATTTTAATGGGTATCTAAAATCGTCTTGAGACCTGAGGGTTTCTACGAGAATCCAAAAAATTCCGTAGCCCTCACAACCCAACTGCTCGATAAGAAGTATGCATTTAGGGTCATCTTTCGCGTTGGCGTCGTGGCTAAAATAATATTGATGTTCATTTTTCATTTTTGCCTTTCTCTTTTAGAAGATTTTCAATTAATGCGAGTAAATAATTTGGTACGCTCCTGAATTCTTCCTTCGCCAAAGCTTTTAACTTGGGGTATTGATTTACGGGAAGTTTTAAGGTGATAAATTTTAGTTCTTTCATTGTTTTACCTTTCAATTATTGTTATTGTTTATTGTGAAGTGCAGGACTTTGAAACCATATTTGCCTTTCAATTCCTGCTCGAACTTTTTTAATAATCCTTTGTCGGTTAATTCTTTAACCCTTGGGATTACAACGTTTATTGGCAAGCCTGTTGCTTCAACTATCATATTATAGTTCGCAACTCCAAGCACCTTAACCGCCTCATATACTTGCCCCTGCCTTTTAGGTAAGGATTTCTGTACCTGCTCTGAGTATAGAGCATCAATTGAATTACTAAGCGACTCGTCTGCAAACAAATCAGGCTGGTTATTAATAGGGAGACTTTCGCCTCCCTCAACCTTTTTGTTTTTTAGGAATAATTTGTTAGCCTCTGACTCGCCTATAACATTACGGTATCGATAATACCCTTTCCAATTAGGCTTACCCATTATTTTAACCCTTTCTCCAACTCAACTAAAAAGTCTTGAAGTTCAAGCATCTCATCGTTAGACAATTTGCTCATCCCTGCTGAATTATTTTTCAGGAATTGTTTTAACTCCGCTCTGCTTGTCTGTCGGATTGCTCCCTCGCGATAGTAAGCGTAAGAATTTTCCGGAACAGGTTCTTCAACAACATTACGAACTGCCTTTGCCTTACTTGGTTTTTCAAGGTCTGCATTTTCGGGTGTCGGTTTTTCCTCCTTTGCATCCGGTTGAACCGTTATTCTGATTTTTGGTTGTTTCGGTTTCTCTTCGCTTGGTGGTTCTGCCAGACTTGGAAAGAAACTTTCAGGCGTTTCTAACTTATCCTCGATTGAACGGAGTATGCCTTTCAGTTGCACTAATTTAGGATTGTCCCAAGTACTCGACTTACCGAATTCTTTTTCAACCGCTAATTGAGGTATGCCAAGCAATTTAATTTTCTTCTCAATAGACTCAATAGCCTTTGGTAAACCTATTTTGTCAATATCCTTTGAAACATTATTCTTGCTTATTTCAAGCACTTTATCGCTGAGCCATTTTGGTACAGCATTGAGAATAACATTTCGGAGTGCCTTACTTGCTCCGATTTGAAAAACAATATCCGCTCCCCTTTCTCCTGAGTAAATATCTTTGCCCTCCTTCGTTTTCGGGGATTGTTTGTTTTGCCGAAATGGTCGAATCAAGTTGAAACCTGTTTCGAGGTCGATAAACGAAGCATAGAAAAGATAACTTTGAAAAGTTTCTTCCACTTTGACCTGCACGGCTGAGTTACCCCAGTTGCGAGCTATTGCTAACGCTCCGCCAACAGTTATGCCCTCGATAATTGACCCTCCTTGTCGCCAACTGTAATAGAATTCCTCGCCTGCAATATTGCTTTCCTCCACACATCGAGCAATTACGTTGTTCAAATTACGAGGTTTAACAACCGATACCGCAGTTGTAAACTCGCTCTTAACCTGCATCATACTATCCTGTCGGTCAAATGATTTGACTTCCTGAATTTCAATGCCTTCAATTTTCTGAACATCTTGACTGTTCATAAATTTGTCCTTTCGTTTTGTTTATGATTTGTTTACTGTCTGACAACACCACCGAATTTTTTTTCGCAGGCTTGCCAATATTTACAATATTTTTTACTGCAAAGGTAGTGAGTCCTGTTAGCATAAAATACTCCCTGCTCAATTCCTTTGCTGATAGCTTCAAATAGAACTAAAAAATACTCCGTATCTGTTTGCACTTCAATCGGAATAATGCGAGTTGATGTTAAACCTTTTCTTACAAGATAGTCAAGTCTCGCATACCTTACTTTCTCGTCGAGCTTTGCCTCCATTAAAACCGCATACGCACCGCCTAATTGGAGTCTGTAATTTTGAGGTATCTCCTTCGGAATTTTTGCTGATGTTTTATGGTCGATTAAAACATTATCCTCATCTAATAAATCGACCGTACCACTGAGTCCATAAGGGAAGCCTGCTAACTTTACCTGAATTGTTGCTTCGACTAACTTAGGGAAAATTCTGTAAGCAAATTCCTTAAAGTATTTTTTTACCAACTCAACTCCTGCATCTTTCAAACTACGTTCACTATCATAATTAGTCAAGTCTGCTTTTTCAACATCCTTTATTAACACATCTAACGTATCAGAAAAAAGTGCCACCGAGTACTCAACAGGTAAGTCTTGTCTCGTCTTTATTTTCTGTGAGAAGTTTGTTTCAAGAGTTTTGTGGATAGCACTTCCAAATGCCAATGCGGGTTTTGACGGAGTTTCTATTTTAAGAATATTAGCGAAAAGAAACTTCGCACTACATTCTAAGTAAGTCCCTAACTGTGAAGACCGAATATATTCAAGTTCCATTACTACCTCCTTATAACAGTTTCATAATAGAATTCAATACCTGGGATGTCTGATTGAGCCTCGACTCCTGCGCTTCTGCGATGTTTTGTAATCTTGCTTTCATCAAGCATCATATATTCACGAGGTATAATCATATCATTAACTACTCGCCACTTCGCAACTCGAACTTCACTTATTCCCGAACCATTAAAAGAAGATAATTTCTTTTCAGGAATAATTTCTTCCGGAATGATAGCCGGTTCAACTACAGGATTCTCAATACCTTGAGCTTTCAGTTCTTGTTCTTTTAGTATAGCCTCATTTAGTGCGCGCTCCTCTGCTTCTGCTCTTGCTAAGTCTTGTTTTTCTTTTTCAATCTGCCTCTGTCTCGCATTCCAAGAGAGTACATCCTTTTGCAATTTGTTATTTACACCTGAGTAAATTTCTTTCAGGCTTTCAAATTGTTTCATAACTGCTTTCTTTTGATTGTCAAGCGGGATTGTGATTTCTTTTCTTGCTTCATCAATGCGTTTGTCTAAGTTGGCAAACTTCTTAATAAAGTGGCTTGCCTCATCAACGCTTTCGACTGTCATCACAACAATTTCTTTTGCCGCGGCGGTTATTTGTTCGAGTTGAGACCTTAATTCATTTATTTTCTCAACTGTTGTTTCGGTAAGTTTCATTAGTTCGTTCATTGTGTTTGTCCTTATATTAGTAAATAAAATGCGTTATAAAATTAATAAAAATTTAGATAAAATAAAAGCAAATTAAAAACAATTTGCAAACTTTTTAAGATAAAATTTCAACACAGAAACAACAATGTATAACATCACTATAACATTGTTATAACTGCGGATTGAAGTAGTCGAAGTTTTGTAATTATCCTTGTCATCAATAAGTGTGACAAATACCCTGCTCGATGATATTGTTGTTGTAATTCTCATTTTATCCTTTCGATTAGTCAATATTCCGACGGGAGCAAAATAACTCCGTCGATTAAAAATAATTTGATTGTCGGTAACGGAAAGTCCGTGAACTCCACGAACTGTTGTACCAAGGCGTGTTTGTTTCCGTTCTCGCAAGTTACGAGTCCTGAATCCTGTTCAACGTCTAATATCCAAACTTGCATCCATTCATTTTTTAGGTTCGGCTGGTAACTGCAAATAATGTCTAAAAGCCAATATGCCTCACAGGAGTCTGCAAGATACTTGACTCCGTCGGTTAATTTAAGACCGTTATAGGTATAGTAATTTTGAGTTCCTATAAACATTCCAAGTTCGGTTAATATTTCTTCCTTAGTTTTTTTCATTTTTTTTTTTCTTTCAAATTGTTTATTATTGTAATGACAGTTTCATTTATCTGTCAGGTTTGTCCTTTATGTTAACGGCTCGGAGTAGTTCACCGAGCCGTTTTACATTTGTAATTAAAGCTGAAACTGTTTTGCAACCCAATTGAAATAAGCAGTTTGTCTGCGAACCGCGAGATTATGAGTTATAAAAAAAGTTAAAGCATTATAAAGTTCCCACATATTTGCCGGAGCAGTTTCGAGACAATGTTCCGCAAGTTTTTTGTTTTCTTTTCCTGCTTTTTCTATGATATTGTTCATTGTTTCTCGGTCGTGAATATTGTGCAAAATTTCAACTCGTTCTTTAATTTCCGGAATTTTCATATAAAGATTATCAATTCCTTGCTTGAAATACTCTAATTGAAAACTTTCAACGTGCTTGAAACGTAACATCTTGCGAGCTATATACGAGGTCGCTCCATTTGTACATATCAATCTAAGCAGGCCGATTTGAAAGTTTATTGCCTGACTTGAATTATAACTGTTCTCAAGGAAAGCACAAACTTCAACGCCTTCTTCTCCGTCATAAATTTTCATTTCCGGAAATGATATTGTTAGTTTCATTCTTTGAGAAGTAACAAAGTTCATTAACTTACCTGCTTTATCTCCAAGGTGGAGATTGAACGGAATATCCGTTTTGCTTAATGTCTCAAGACAGGTATCAATCAAGTCTTTATTTGAGACTAATTTGTAAGTTGGGGAAACAATTGATATTAGTTCCTCATTATCCTCTCGAATTACTGCTTTAAACTTATCAGTAAATCCCCATAGTCCATTAGGTAATCCATAAGCAATTTTCTTTGTGCTAATTGGAAAATTAAAATCTTCCATAGTTTCGGGAATAACCACATTTGTTTTCATTTTGTTTGCCTTTCGGTTAGTTTATATTAATTAAATAAATCAGGCTGAGCGAACTCAACCTCTTATTTCACGTCTTCTGTAAAAATAATTTCTGAGAGCTTGTTATCATAAACGCTTATCATAGCATTATCCTTTTTCAGCTCCTCCTTTGAAAAACCAAGGCTACCGCTTTTGGCGATAAACCTGCATTCTGATATTGCCGCCTTTTTTGTGCGTCGGTCAAATAGTGGATGCGAGTAAGTCGCAGTCTCTATTGTGATTGAATATCTTTCTTCAATTTTTCTTTTCATTTTTTGTACTTTTTATGTTTGTTATTATCTATTAATTTGTGAATAAATTGAGTTCTCGGCATTCCTTTTGGCTGCTATTAAACTTGCCTGTCCGCTTTTTATGTACGCAGACAGCTGGGGGGTAAGAGCAACCTTAATCTTATAAAATGCCTTAGTCTCCTTGCAATATGGATAAAAAGCTTTTAAATTTTCTACTTGGGATAAACTTAGTGTGCTTTTCCTTATCGCTATTGTAATTTTTCCATTTTCCATTGTCTTAATCCTTTATGTTTCTGAAATAATTCCCTTCGGGGTGCTGTTCAAAATTGTATCTATCGCATAACACTTTTATAACATCTTCCCCAGTTACGGTTGCAAGCGGAAAAACATCTTGGTTAATACAAATACGTGAAGATTTACTATAGCAGAGCCATATCATACCCGCTTGAACTGTCAGCAATAAATAATTCTCTGTGCTTATACGTCTTAATTTCTCGATGACGTTGTTAATCTCTGTTGTGGTAATATCAATTATTAAAGTCTGCATTGACTGTTTCATTTTTGTCCTTTCGGTTAGTTTATATTAGTTTTCTTTGAGCAAATGAAGTAAATTCATAGTATGGTTTTTCGTTTCCAATTATAATATGGTCAAGTAATTTTATTTTCATTATGTCCCCTATATCTTTCAATCTTAATGTTATTGCTACATCTGACTGACTGTACTCGACGTTTCCGCTCGGGTGGTTATGACAAATAACAAACGAGCAACAATCTTTTAGTAATAGAAATTTGAATATTGAGCGTGGGTCGACCACAGACTCATTCAATCCACCTAAGTGAACAAGTTCCACAAATAAAATATCGTTATGAGTGTTCAAGCCTGCTATCCAACAGTGTTCCTTTACTTGGTCTGTTTTGCTACTGCAAGCTAAAATTGAATAAAACAATAAAGCGAGTTCGTCAGGTTGCTGAATCTTATTCAGTAAGTTTTTATTCTTAACAGTTACTTTCATACGATACACCTTGTTACGCTTTCTATTTTGAATCTTTTCTTTTTCATTTTGTTTGTTCCTTTATGCTTATTGTCAAATAATTCCTAGACTTGTTCTGTACAAATCATAAGACATATCAAAAATAGTTTCTGTCTGTTTGTCAAAATCGATTTTCCTCCAAATTAGCTTTTTAATGTTTTCTATGTTGATAGAATCAAGTATTTGAGGAAGCATATCATAAAATATTTTATTGTTGAGTCTCAAATCAGTTCTGTCGCCAACCAGTATATCGCAATAAGCACTATCGCAGTTTTCCAATACCTCTATTCTAAACGAAATTTGTGCATAGTTAATGCTGTCTTGATATGTGGTTGCGTTAAGGTTGAAATTTTTCTCTATATTATCAGGCATCCAACTGAACATTTGCTTAAATTCATTTTGAATCTTTGTCAGTAATTCAATAGCTAATACTTTTCGCTTTCCTCGAAGATTATCCAAAAACAGACCATATTTTTGGATGATGTTAATGTCAATGTCGGGAAAGTCAGTATCGAGAAATCCTTCTTGCGTTAAAAATTTCTGATACTCTTCGTTTTCTATTTCAACATTGTTAGCAAATTCTAAATAAAGTAAGGTCTTATATGATTGTCTACCTTTCCTTATCTTTACCTCTCTGATTAATAAGTGTAAAGAATATTCATTTACAAGGGTAACATATAGTTTCCTGCCCCTTATTGTCGGGTATGTTTCGATTAAGTTCATTTTGTTATCCTTTGTGTTGTTAAAATTATTAATTATTTCATACTCTTATTTCACGTCTATTAACAATTCATATTATTGGATTTACCGTATAACCAGAACTCGTGAAATATTATTTCTCCGCTCTCGTCAAATCCCTGAATATCAATTTCGCAAATATCCCCTTGTCTTATTTCCGTCTCTTCTTTGATAGTGTTGGATTTTGCTCTGGCAAAGTTACGAGCCTTCTGTAAGTTCTTAAATTCTCTTATTGTCTCCCAGTCTCCTAAAAAATCGTCTCCATCTTTTTGACCGTTAAACCGTTGTGCGTTCACTTCATACCGTATTTTTTCGGTCTTGGTTTCATATATGTTTTTGCGTTGCAGTTTCATTTTATTGCTCCTTCCTATACAATAAAATTAATTCTGTTGGGTGATACCAATTATTAGACTCCTCATAAACGAATACCTGAGAGTCATTAGTTTGTTCTCTAACAGTTAATACTTCTCCGACGAAGTTAACAACTTGGTCATTTTGTCGAAAATATTTTTCTGTCCGTATTGATGTTTTCATTTTTTTGTCCTTTATGATAAATTAAAAAATTGGATTTTCTGTTGACTCGTTTACGTCTCTTCTTTTTATATGATTGTAGTCTTCAACTACATAAATGCGTTTACCTTTCATAATTTTTGTGAAGTATCTGCTATTACTATAATCAGTAATTCCAAACTTCCAAGATTTGTCAGGCACTAATAGTTCTTCATTCCCTTTATCATCATAAATAAATATTCCTTGAACTGTTTCGGTATCTTCAAACCATTGGGAATTGTCTCTGATGAAGATATGTGTGTTGTATAAAGAATCACCGAAATTAATTATTTTTAATGTATTATAGTAAAGTATATATACATCATTATTTTTGCTTTTCAAAACTTGAAATCTCTTTTTCATTGTGGTATCCTTTGTGTTGTTAAAAAAAAAATAAATTATTAAAATTGTTAATTAAATATAATAAAAAAGAAACAAATAAAAAAACTTTTTTTTAATTTTTTTATATTTTTTTTATAAAAAACCTTTGTTTTCGTTTGTTTTTTAAAGGGTCAAAAAAAATATTCTATAAACCCAATAAAAATATTGATGTTTTATAGATATAAAATAATTATTATATATCTATAAAATATATTTACGACGAACTTATATTTTATATATATAAAATATATAAATTTATGATTAATAATTCATAAACAACTGAGGTAGCGAATTAAAAGAGGGCTGAGACTGATTAATTAGGGAATAGTCTGCAAAAACGTAACGCTTGTTATTCCGTCAATAATCGAGTATGAATAGTCGGCTATTTTGTAATATAGATTGCCTATCTTATAAAAATTATAGGCAACCAATTCTCTCGCTGTTTTTGTTCTTATCGTAATAAGGTTTCTCTCGCATTGTCGCCAATGAGCATTCACAATATTTTGGGATGTGGCATTCCGATAAACTGAGATTGGAGAATTAAAGTTATAAACAAGTCCGTATGGGAGAGCTCTTAAGACACCGTTCTCCCTGTAATAGATTAGACAGAAACTGTAATCACTATCGGGATTGGATGTCCCACCCCCTACGAAAACTTCAATAGATTCACCCTCTGAAGAGCCTCTTGCACGAACTAATTTGTACAAATCCGTATTAGGGTAGTCTGTCCTATACCAGGATTTAACACAAAAATCATTCTTTAATTTACGGTAGGAATATTCTGTGTCAATTGATAAGTCATTGTTAGACAAGATAACAGGTATCTGATTATTGTACAGATACCGATTAGAGACTATCGCTCTGTCCCCCACAATATTTATTTCGATGAGTAGCAAATTACAGACAAGTTTAAGAATATCCCAGACCGTTTCTCCGTCGTAATTAAGGCAGGCAAACCGAATATCATACTCTAAGTCATCAAAATTAATGAGATTATAGCTTAACCCAAGTGATCCACGGATACTGCCGGTATCAAGATATATTATTTCACGCATCCCTATCCGGAGAAGAATGTCCCGGATTATGTCTTTAAATTTCCACGTTCTAAAGGTTAGGCTGAAATATTCGGATGGTAATTCGCTTTTGTTTTTCTCTTTTAGTTTCAATAAAATATTCATAGCAGAAATACTAATGCTACGGTTATCATTATCAAAACTTATATCTTCATTGCTTTCAATGTAACCCTTAAACCATATAAACCCATTTTTGTACAACTCAACTGATAGGCTATTAAGCAGGGCAAACATTGCTTGAGAATAACTGCTATAATTGTTAAATGCTATCTCTAACTTAAGTCCTGAAGGATAAGAGATAAAATCTGCTTCGCCCTCAATTCTTTCCTGCTGATAATCACATTTGCTCAATATACAAGACAAATCATTTCCAGAGTAGTTGCATTCAATCTTTAAGTTATAGTCATCTCTATATCCGACAGAGTTTGAATTTATGAACATTTACAGAGCTCTCCTGTTTCTGTTAAATGTTTCCTTCTGAACCGCACTATACAGATCTCCCCTCCTTATCTGGAATTGCATATTGGTTTGCCAGCTCTCGAGTCGGGCATAGAAGCCCATAAACAGACTCTCCATTCTAGCATTCTCGCCTGCTCCTCCCATTTGGTTAATAACCGCATCAATTAATCGTGCCTGACCGCTTGCGTAATCTTGCGCAGGTGCTATTATCTCCATACCGTTTTCGCCAACAATAACACCGCCTCGCTCGTAACCTTTCATTTGAGGCATTTCTGTACTCATTATTTTTTGTACCTGAGCCATACCCGAGGCAATAACAACCGCCATTTGTATCGCTCCCCAAATTCCACCCTGAGCAAGTGCCTTGGTTGCTCCTTCATAGGTATTAATTGTCGCCTGAGCAATAGCAATACCTTTTCCAAGTGCGGTGTTTTCATTAACCATACCTGCTAAGATACCGAGAGTTTCTTTAGCCATAGAGATTTGCGCTCCGTTCTCGGCTTCGTTTATCTTTTTCTTAGCGTCGGCTGTTTCTGAGTCAATCTGGAGCTTCATCTGAGCATAATTGGAGTAGTTTTTGTATTTATCAAGCTCAGCCTGTGCCTCAAAATCGACCATAGCACGCTGTCTGTCGAACTCGTTATCCATCTGGGAGATCCGGAACTTCTCTTTACGGTCCCTTAATTCTGCTTCCTGGTCGAGTATCTCTTTATTTCGTTTCTTTTCTGCATCGGTCAATGGAGCTTTGTAATTAGGGTTAACATCTTTTTCAAGTTGCTCCATCATACCCAGATTTTGATTCTTATTGCGTGAATCTTTGCGCTCTTTTATGAATTTTTCTTCTTCAATAATATCGAGTTGAGTTATTACGGTTTTCAGTTCGACAATAAGTGGGGTTTTATCTTTGTCATATTCACGATAGAGGAGGATTTTATCTTCAATGAACTTCTTTTCAGCTTTTAACAGATCCTCTTTACTTGCTTTATCAAGCTCTTGCATCTTAAAGAGGGAAGTATTGTAGGATTCTTCGAGCTTTTTCAGGTCATCAGCAAAGGTTTTTTTGCTTCCACCTCCACTCTTCTTTGTTCCGAGTGCATTTTCTAAGCGTGAAATTTCTTTTAAGTTTGCGACATATTCTTTTGACTTCGGTATTAATCCATCCTGAGCATCTTTAAGTTTTTTTATCCGCTCTGTAATATCGCCTATTGTTTTTCCTGCGGTGTCATAACTCTTCGTTAAATCTTCCTTTATTTCACCTGCACTTGTATCATCTGGTTTGATAATGCCTTTGAGTTTAAGCAGGTTCTCCCGCTCTTTAGCCATCTCCTTTGCTTTAGTTAACGCATTTGATTGCTGAGTTGCATATTCTTCGCCAAACTCATCCTTCATTTTGTTCTGTAAATTCCGTAATGCGTTATTTATTGCGTCCTGACTTTGAGACGAATATATCTGACTGCTAAATTGCGTTATAAATTCTTCGGCTTGGTTTCTGGCGGTCGAACTGCTAAATACCGATTCAGAAATGTTTGTTAAAACTTTGAAAAATCCTGTATTGTCATTTACCAAAGCATCTTCTAACTCTTTTTTCTTTGCCCCTATTTTTAAGTTAGCCTCATCATAGGTTAACTGTTTCATTTCTTTTTGTAAAGCAATAATGCTTTCAGTGTATTTATCAATATCCGTTTTGGTTAACTGTGCCTGCGTTTTTATTCTCGCTAAATTATTTGCGAATGAATCACCGCTCTGTATGATAGCAGGATATTTTTGATTGAGTTTTGTTATTATAGTTTCGTACTCTTTTTGTTCTTCGGCAGTTCTTACTGTTTTTTCGCTCAACTCTATATATCGGTCGCTTAGATTTTGAGTTGCTTCGGCTTGTAATTTTTTGCTTTCGGTGGTTTTAATTTCTTCTTCTTGAAGCGCTATTTGTGCGCTTTTATTTTCAAGCATTTCTTTTGCATTTTCACCCATAGAACTTGTTAACATTCCAATTCCGATAACAAGACCAGCGACAAGAGTCGTTATAAGTGCTATCGGGTTAGCTAACAGAGTCGCAGTCCACGTTTTTGTCGCATTGGTAACCATACTAAGGGATAATGCCTTAGCATAATCCATAGCAACCGAACCTGCCGTAGCGACCGCCCAAGAGGCAATAGCAATTGAAATTACGGTGATCGCAGGACTCAGCGTATCAAGATTTTCTCGAACAAATGAAATTCCGTTAATTAAAGTTCCGAATACTTCCTTAGCTATCGGCAAAATATCCTGACCAACGTCATTCATTAATCCGCTGATAGTATCTTCAAAGTTTGACTTTACTCCCTCTAATGTTTTTGATTGCTCTTCCATCATTCCGCCAAAACCCTTCATCGCCAAAATCTTTGGAAGTGCTTTTTCCATTTCCTCGGCTGTTGCGTTTGCTTTTCCAGTTGCTTTTTCCCAATCACCTGCGGTTATGAGTAAGTCTCGGAACATTTGTTTTGCCATTCCTACTTCACCTGTTACAAGCTTGGTATATGCATTCTTTACCATTTCCAAAGGTTTTCCAGAAGCCGCCGCCAAATCACCCATCATTATAACAGTCTCTTCAGAATATTTTCCGAGTGCTTGCAAACCATTTCCGAGTTCAACAACTTCTGATAATTCAAACGGTGTTGTCGCTCCGATTTTCACATACTCCGCCATTCTCTTTGCTGCTTCTTCTTCGCTTCCTAACATTACTTTTAATGTTACTGCATATTTTTCAAACTGTCCTGCAACTTCAAGCGGTTTTCCAATCACACTCCCGACAATGCCGAGCACCTGTTGAACTCCGTTAATTGCAAGTCCGAGCTTTCCAAATCCGTCTATCAGTCCACCTGTTGACTTTCCCCCTTGCTCTGCAACTCCTTGCATTGCTTCCTCGACCGCACTAAGTTTTGTTTTTAACTCACCAAGCTCTTGGTCGGGAATACTCATTTTGATTTTTTCCTGCAACTCTTTTTTCAAGTTGGAATATAAAGCCCGTATTTGCTCAGGGTTCATTCCTTTCATTTCTGCTTCGATTTGCGTTTTAACTTTTTGATTTTTTATATTTTCAAGGTCGCCACGCAACCGTTTCAGTTGCTCGTCAGTAAGGTTAAGCGTTTGTATTGCTTCCTTACCGTCAATTGTTAATTTTAATGTTACGTCTGCCATTTGTTACTCGTGCGGAAAATTAATTTCACCTTGATTGCCGAGCAGTAAATCAATTTCGGCGTTGACTATTGCACGCCTGACTATTGCTTTGCCGACTATTTCGCTTGGTGTAAATAAGTTTTTAAGTGCTATACTTTGAATCGGGAGCGTTTCTGCTGAGGGAGTTGTAACCGAAACGGATAACTCATACCCCTCTAATATCGTAGGGTATCTGCAAAGTATATCGAGTGATGTTTTTTCGAGTTGTAACAATTCGATTTCGGAAACTTTTTCTCTTAGCTGTTCTATTGTATTTTGAAATGGTGGCATTGTCTTATTCCTTTGTTATAGCTTTGTTATTCGGGTGCTAACTTTTCCGCTAACTTTTTTATTTATCCGCTTACTTTTTCTGTCAACTTAAATGTCAACTTCGATAAATTTGCGGAATTTCTCGATTGATATATGTCAATTACGTGTCAATCAGGATGTCAATTATTTACTTTTTATCCGTTTGAGTTCAATGTCATTTTTTACTGCTTCTGCAAGGTTGAAGACTTCAAACTTTGCGAACTTGCATTTACAGTAATTAGCGGTAACATAATCAAAAGTCTGAATATCCTTGCATATTACTTGCCGACCGTAAAGCCCGATTAATTCTTTCCCGACCCAGTCTGCGGGATTGAAGTGGTCATCATCTTCAATGCTAAATTCGTAGCCATAGCAAGGGTTGAGTCGTTGTATTCTAACTGCCTCAATAAGGCATTCTTTTTGTAAGTTAAAAAAAAAGCATACACTTTCATTATATCTTCGTAATCCTGCTTCTCCCAAGCTACATTAGAGGTTTTTCCATCAAGTAAATATTCCATATCCTTTTTAACATCGGTTAACTTTAATGTTAACTCTGTTGCTCCGCTTGAATAATTCGGAAAGCGTTTTTCCAGATACTCATCCACTTCAAAAGTGAACGGACGTGTGATAAAACTAACAGGTTTGTTTTGTTTGTTCCTGAAAATGTATTTTTCTCTTTTATGTTCCAAGATTATAACTCCTTGATAAAAATGCTAATGCTTCCTTGACTGCTCCGCTGTCTTGTTTATTGTGCCAATAGTGGCGGTAACTCTCCCGACAATTTTGTGATACTAAATATGGTCTGATTTTCTTTGCCTCGCAGAAGTCATAAAGATATTTCTGCTCGAATATGCAACTAATTAAACGGTCTCGTGTTGGATGTGTAAATTGTCTCAATGTGTTAGCGGTTTCAAGTGCTCCCGCTGAATATTCCGCTATTGCATTAACATCACTTCCTCCAAAGATTCCGCAGTTATAAGCGAACTTGTTTTTCTGTAATCCAAACGCCGAATAATTGGCGTAAAAATTTTCTTCTTCTTTGTGCTGAACTATTATCCTCTGTCTTTGCAAAGCATCCACAACGTTATCAATAATGAAACTGTCATAATCGAAGTGAACAAACGGCTCTTTATAAACGACCGACGCATACTGATAAGCGTATATTTTCCCGATTGCCCAAAAGTTAGCAGGAAAATTTATGTTATCTAAAATGATTTCCATCTTATCGAAAGGCAAGGAAAGGCGTGAGTTTTTCAATGATGTGAATTGTTCTGCTCCGATTGAGTCGGTAAACATAATCACTTTGTCAAAAAATAATTTGGCGTACCTGACCGAAGTGCATAGATACGCCAAAAAGTCTGAATTACTTAGTTTGTTGTGGATTTTACCGTTCTTACAAGGGACGCTCCAATGCGAATATATTGCTATCACTCAATTTAGCTCCCTATCCCCGAAGCAGGTGGAGTCCATTTGCTATCCCAAACGCCAGCCCAGTTATGACCGTGAATAACGTCCGTGATATTTTCACACCGTTTTGTTCCTGTCAATTTAACTAAGCCTCTTTCATTAGTGTTCACGTTAATATCAACTTCAATATTAAAACGAACATTTTGCAGATATAAATGAGCAGGCTGAAATTCAATCCAACCTGTCTTATTGTTAATCTGTTCCCAACGTCTGAGGTCGTATAAATTCATCGAGGTTATTTCATAACTTATGTCATAACCGATTGCATAAGTAACACCCTCAAGGTCTTTCGCCTTTATTGCTTCTGCTTTGATTGTCACCTTGCCGTCGGGAATTATTCCGACTGATGTCTGACCTTGAACTCCGTCAATGTAAAGAACCACGTCACTGACAAACCGAAGTATCTTGGTTTTGTCTTTATAAATCATTTACTAACCTTGTGTTAAGGGTTCTGATTAAAAGTTACTTCTTTGCGAAGTTCCGCTTTTGTCTGTCCCTTGGTCGAGCCTGTTATGGTGAATTTTGTTCCTGCATTCTTACCGAAGTTACGGTCTTCCTCGATTACCCAAGCGTTAGGACGGATGAGCAGACCACCTGAGCGGTTTGTGTACTTGATTAATAAAATACAATCCTGAACGGTTGCAACTCTTGTTTCAAATGCTTCTCTTACCAAAGTATCTTCTGCAATTATCGGTAGCGAAATATCGGATTTGTACCCGAACGAAATGCTTTTTCCGTCTGAAGTATTGACCTCTCCGTCCTTAGTTATCTTGATTCCTGAATCATCCGAGAATACGCCGATTTTTGTGTAATCGGTTAAAAAGTCATCAGGGTCAATATTCGTTGTCGAATTGTAATAACCGTCGTGGTCTGTTACTCCTGCATCACTGAGGTAAAATATTTCACCTAAGAACGTGTTTACTACTACTGCCATTTTATTTTTCCTTCCTTATCCTATGGATAAACTTTAATGGTTAATGGGAATTTTACGAGCAAGCCGTCCTTCAATGCACCTGTTTCGTAAGTCTTGAGAGTTATAAC